AGGCCGCAGGTGATTCTGCTGCTGACCGGAACCGGTGGCGGCGGGAAGAGCACGGTGGCCGGGCTGGTGCGGCGGCTGGTCGGCGATGAGAACTGCAGCGAGCTGAGAACGAATCACTTGGGCAGCCGGTTTGAACTGGGCAACTTCCATGACCGGACGCTGTTGATCGGTAGCGATGTGCCGCCGGACTTCCTGTCCTGCGAGGAGAGCCAGTTCCTGAAGGCGCTGACCGGCGGCGACAGGCTGGCCGTCGAGTTCAAGGGCAAGAGCGGTGCCAAGGCCGTGGTCGGCGACTGGAACGTCATCGTGACGGCCAATAGCCGGCTGAAGGTCAACGTGCAGGGTGACCTCGGCGCGTGGTCGAGACGGCTGCTGCTGCTCGACTTCAGTCAGCCCAAACCGGAGAAGGTGATCCCCAACTATCACGACGTGATGATTGAGCGTGAAGGCAGCGGGATATTAAACTGGTTCCTAGAGGGCGCGGAGGACTTGTGCCGGGTGATGCAGGCCGGTAGGCCGTTTCCGGTCAGCGACAGGCAGCGCGGTATGATAGACAACTTATTGAGCGAAAGTGATAGTGTGAGATACTTTATTGTGAACCATGTCCGTGCTAGTAGTATGTCATCGGATAGTATTACTAGCGAGGAGCTGTATGCTGCCTATATGGCCATGTGCAGCAACAAGGAATGGGGGCCTGAACCGGACAAGCGCTTCCAGCGCCGGGCAGCGGAACTGATGCTGGAGATACACCAGGCCATCCCGTCGAACCACATTCACCGCAGTGACGGTCAGCAACAACAGGCGCGAGGCTACATGAAAGTGGTCTTGACCTCGTCGGAAATGGCTTGAGCTGTCAAGCGTTGTCAAGCGTTTGGGACGGAGGACGGCACTTCTCAACTCGGTGCAAGATGAGTAAAGGTAGCAAAACTGTGTTCAAAGTAGAAACGAAGTTGGAAAATGCCGTCCCATCCGTCCCAAACACTAGACAGTGCTTGACAGCGGTAGGCCTGCGTAAAATTGGCTCGAAATTGATCGGGCAATGCCCAGCCTGTGCCGAGGAAGGAGGGGACAAACAACGCAACCATCTCGTCATCCAGGCAGACGGGAGGTTTGGTTGCGTTATCCACCCCGGCGCCAGCGGCAAGGCACATAGACAACGCATATTTCAGCTTATAGGAGATAAAAGCGGCAAGGGTAGGCAGCACTTGCCCGCTACACCACTAGACATATCACTGTTATGATAGTAACAAACACAACTAAACTACTAATGGAGGCACCGCACCTTGTGAAAATAGGAGTGCAGCGTGGCTGGCTGTCGTACCCCAAGGACATGGCGTTCAAGGAGGACGGTACACCGGACCCGGTGATACAGGTTGAACCGGAATTTACCGAGCAGCGCCACACGCCGGACCTAGCCCGTAAGGCCTACATCCTGCGTGACCGCGGCCTGTCTCTCAACGACGTCGCCACAGCCTGCCAAGTGCCCCGAGGCAGCGTAGTCTACCTGATCAGCAAGGGGCATGAACTCTACCTCGCAAGCCAACGGAAGGACATTGAACCATGACCACAACAAAGGCAGAATCCCCGCAGATGGAAGATCCAACAGAGCAACCGACCCAGGCAGGCACCAGGCCGTCGATCCATGTCTCGCTGTACGCATACGGTGGCATCAGCGCAGCCTGCATGATGTCCTGGGTAGACCTGACGGCCACGTTCGCCCGTTCAGACAGGCAGACCGATCTGCGCACCATCCGGGAGGATGCCCTGATATCCCGCAGCCGTTGCCGTGCGACCAAGTGGTTTCTCGACAGCGGCAAGGACGTCTGGATTCAACTGGACCACGACATTGAGTTCACCGCGGCCGACGTCATCCGTATGGCAGAGCTGGCCCATCAGCACCAGGCTACCGTGTGCATACCATACCCGTGCAGAACACTTCCACCCAGGCCAGCCCTACGCCCCAAAGCAGAGCACCTGCAGGCCCTCAAGCATCAGGTGAATGACGCTGAGTGCGCAGCGGAGCTGGTGCCCATCACCATGTTCGCATCGGGATGCCTCGCAATCCCCCGTAAATGCCTTCTGGCGACACTTGATGCGCTGGAAGGGTCAGGAGTGCAGAGCCAGTACAGGATCGACTGGTGCGAGGATGTGCGCGTCGAACGCTTCCCGACCCTGTGGATGCCACTGGCCATGGAATCCATGCCCGGCAAACTCGAGTATCTCAGTGAGGATTACGCTGCCGCAGTCAGGATGACCCTGGCCGGAGTGAAGCACCTCTCGATGAAGCCCCGGAAGCAACTCAACCACTGGGGAGAGTTCCCCTTTAGCTTTGCGCCTTATGCCGGGTAAGAAGACCAGGGCATCGCTGAACGATGTCGCTGCAAAGGCAGGGACAGACAGAAACCGGGTAGCACTGGCGCTGCGTGATGACCCTAATCTGGCACAAGAGTTCAAAGATAAGGTCAGAAAAGCCGCAGAGGATGTCGGCTATGTCAAGCCACCAGAGAACCAGCACCCAAACTCTAAACTAGACCAAGACAAGGCTGACAAGATTGTGGAGGGTATCGTGGCCAACAAGTCACTTTCCAGCATTGCCTCAGAGACAGGGTTGAGCGAGCACACCGCCTTGAAATACATCAGAGGAGTCAAAGTCCCAGCAGACTACCCTGAAAATGAGGAGGACTGGAGGAAGGACGTTACTGGATTTCTGGAGGTTGCTATCTGGAAAGGCACAAAACGATTAGCTCAGGAATCAATGGCGTTCATAGATGACCGTAGTTTACCCGTAGCGGTGGCCGTGCTAACTGACAAGCTCGCAAATATAAAAGGCCAGCCCACCAGTATTCACCTAGCCATGACGGCCTCTGTGAGCCATCGGGACCTTATGAAGGACCTGAAAGAGCGCAATGTGACCCCTGTGAACGACGAGCAGACACCTGATCTGGTTTAGGTAGTGGCCCGAAATGTCCTACCCCTACCGCGGAAGCGTCATCGAAAACCACGACTTCAGGCCTGTTTCTGGCACTCATGCCTACAATAGCAGTTATATTCACTTGGTGACGCAAACCAGCAGCAAAGGCCCGTAAACATTGATCGAAACGCACGTCAGCACCCCTCCGCCGGGCCAATGTCCTACCCCGTTACAAGGGCCACCCCGGGGGAGGGGGTCGGGCAATCCGCGGCGACGGTAAAAGTCGACGGGTTTCCCAAAGCGAAAAATATTAGGAAATGAGCCAACCACCCAACCTCTGCCTCACCTGCTCCAAGCCCTTCGAGATCATCAAGATCCGCATCGGCTCCAAGCAAAAGCGCTTCTGCTCCGACCACTGCAACGACACGTGGTGGAACGAGCAACCGCTGCACCCTGTCATCCCCCGGGTAGACGCCCATCACCCCCGCGCACTCGAGCTGAAGCAGAAGCGCACCCAACTCGTGCTCCTTGAAAAGGCCGACCCCTACACCTACGGTTTCATCCCCGACCACTGGGAGATCGCCAACACTGAGTATTCGCTCACCCAGGAGCTCCTCATCTCCGGCGGCAACCGCGCCGGTAAAACCCTTTGGGCCGCCCGCCGCGTGGTTCAAACCCTCCTTGAGAAAGAGAACGCATCGGTACTCTGCTGCCACACCTCTCACGCCACCTCGGTCACCGTGCAACAACCCGCCATCTACAACTATCTCCCCGTCGCACTCCGGGCGACCAAGAAGGGCCGCATCCACTACCTGAACTACAGCCGCAAGAACGGATTCACCGACGGCTCATTCATCCTACCCAACGGCTCCCGCTGCGACTTCCTGAACTACACGCAGTCCGAGAACACCATCGAGGGCCGCGAGGCTGACTTGATCTGGTGCGACGAGCTCGTGCCCCAATCCTGGGTGGACACACTGCGCTACCGTCTGATCACCCGCCGTGGCAAACTCCTCGTGACCCAGACACCCCTCGAAGGCGTGGCCTCGGTCTACAAGGAGTTCACCGCCGGATCACAGGTCAAGAACTGGGGCACCGGCGAACTCTTAGCCGGCAAACAGGGCCTGCCTACATGGCCACCCGGCAAGGCTCCCAGGGTCATGGAGCAGCCCGCAACCAAGCGCAAAACCGTTTTCTTTTACTCCGAGGACAACCCCTACAACCCCTTCGACGAGATGAAGTCGAAGCTGGTCACCTCTCCCATGGGCCAGATCCTGACCCGAGCCTACGGCTGGGCCTCGGACAACATCGGCAAGGCCTTCGCCCGTTTCCGCCCCGATATCCACTGCATCCCGGCCTCCAAGGTGCCACCCGGCGGCACGCTATACATGGTCTGCGACCCCGCCGGCGCCCGCAATTGGTTCTGCCTATGGCTCCTAGTCTACGAGGACGGCAAGCGCATCGTGGTGCGTGAGTTCCCGGACTTCTCCAACTTCGGAGAGTGGGCACTACCGTCCGAAAAACCCGACGGCAAGCTCGGTCCCGCGCAAACCCTAGACGCCGGCCGTTCCATCTCCGAGTACCGCAACCTCTTCCGCCAGATTGAGTCTGACCTCGGCTACGGCGAGCCCGTCATGCGACTGATCGACCCCAAGGCCGGAGGTTCTCCCGCGCTCTCCGAGGCCGGCGGCACGACCCTCATCGACCTCCTAGCCGAATCCGACGATCCCCGGGACGAGCCCATGGCATTCATTCCCGCACCCGGCGTGCCCGTCGACCAGCGCACATCCGCCATCAATAGTCTCCTCTCCTACGACGCCACCCAGCCGCTCACCCCGCTCAACGAGCCATCCCTCTACATCACCAACGACTGCGCCAATCTTATCTACGCACTCTCCGAGCACACCGGCCGCGACGGGCAGAAAGGCGCGACCAAGGATCCAATCGACTGCCTAGGGATGCTTTTAGTCTCAGGTCTTGCCTTCGTAGGCCGCGGGGGCTTTGATTGCCGCGGCGGCGGTGGATACTAAAAGAAACGATCATGCAAGGCGATTCATACAAGCAAGCAACCGACGTGATGGCACGGGTCGGCGACGAGCCCAATGTACCGGCATTAACCGAGGAACTACGGCGCTCGGCCACCGACTACGGCGTCTACGCCCGTGTTGATAATGTGGAGAACGTGCGCTTCTGCCGCTGGCCCGGCCAGAGCGACGATGGCAAGAAGTGGAATGATTCCAACCGCAATGCCCCGGCATTCCCCTGGGACGGGGCCTCCGACACGCGCATCCCGCTGGCCGACGAGGTGATCAACGGCCTCGTCGACCTCTGTTCCACCTCTTTCTGGCGCTCGATGCTCCGTGTGTCGCCCACCAACATTAGCCAGCTCGACCAAGCGGTCACCGCGCACAACCTGATGGACTGGACGGTCAACGCCCGGATGTACAACGACCTCACCCGCGAGGTCGAACTACTCTCTCAGTACCTCTGGACCTACGGCTGGGCCGGCGTCCACGTCACCTGGCAGCAGGAGATGGGGCAGAAAGAGCAGTACCTGACGATGGAGCAGATCGTGGCCTTGGCAGCCCAGTCTCCCGAGGGCTCGGTCCTGGCCGACCTGCCCAACCTCATCGCCAACCCCGAGGCCGACGACCAATCCGCGGAGCTCCTGCTCGCTGCCTTCCCCAACCTGCGCAAGCGCCGGGCGCTCAAGGCCATCCGCGAACTGCGCGAGGAGGGCGAGTGCGACTTCCCTATCCCGACCATGGTCACCAACAAGCCCATGATCGCTGCCCTCGCGCCTTGGGACGAGTTGGTGTTCCCGCCCGAGACCACCGACATCCAGTCCGCCCGAGTAGTCTTCCGCCGGTTCTACATGACCGAGGCCCAACTCCTGAACAAGGTCGAGACCGAAAAGTGGGATGCCGAGTGGGCGCAGGAAGCCATTAACACGATGGGCCGTTTCAGTGACTACGCTGCCTTCCAGTATGGCGCCGTCGGCATTGCCGAGAACTCCATCCTCGACCGCGAGAATCTGATCGAGGTGGTCTATGCCTACCAGAAAGCAGTCGACTCAGACGGCATCCCCGGCGTGTTCTACACCGTCTTCAGCCCCCAAGTCGGCGACAAGTGGGGCTACTTTGAGGGGCTCGACTACGCGCACGGTCAGTATCCCTTCGTTATCTGGCGCTCCGAGCTCATCCACCGCCAGATCACCGAGAGCCGTGGCGTGCCCGAGGTCTGTTCCACCTGGCAGCATGAGGTCAAGGC